AGAAAAATATAGAGACATAAAACTTAGTAGGCTTACACAAGGTCGCAATTCTTTTAGTATAGATGCAAAATATATTCAAAGCCAAGACACCGCAGACAGCCTAATGACCTGGCTCACTGAAAAAATTATGAAGCCTAGAAAATCTGTCGGAGTAGAGGTTTTTGGTTTGCCAATTCTACAACTCGGAGATATAGTACAAATTCAATACAAAAATGAAAACGGTGTAGAAGAAATTTCACCAGAGAGTTCTAGGTTTGTTGTCTATTACATGGACTATGATCGCAAAGAAGATGGCCCTAGCATGAACGTATATTTAAGTGAGGTTATTTAATGTCAGATAATGTATCCGCTACCCCCAGCGTTCCAGAAATTCAAGCAACTCAAAGTTCTCCAAGCAGATCTGCGGTTAAGGTTGCAACCCCAGACTTAATTATTTTTAATGAATCTGCTTTGCCAGTAGATATCATGACGGACCTACTTTTCGAGGAAATCGGTGGGCAAGAGATTATATCAATTGCTCGTAACGATATTGTTAATGGGCAAGATGTTTCATATAACCTAGTAGGAAACTTAAACGGGCTTGAACGAAAGTATAATTCTAAAAATATTTTTAGTTTGCCAGACACAATTGAAAAATATTTTAGTAACTTTTCAATTAGATTTGGAACGCATGTTCCAGAAGATGGAACTGGGCCTAATGGCGAAAGGGTTTATATTATTACAGATCAAAATTCGCCATTTAGGGGAGATCTGGTTATAGATGTGATTAATATGGAAATAAACGAAAGAGTTGACGTAGAGGTGCTAAGAGAAGGCGGCGCTTTGAGTGATACAATATATACGGAGGAATCTTGATAACGGACAAAGGAAAAACAGTCTTGGCCAAATACCTTATTGGTCAGGCTCCGGCATACGCTTCTCACATAGCTTTGGGGGTTGGTCCAACACCCCTTTCAGAAACTGACTCTTTTGGCCCACAAGAGCGTGCAGAATACGCACAAAAAGAAATCCTAGACTTTGAGGTTTTAAGAATTCCAATTAGTTCTAGGGGTTACGTGTACGACGAAGCAGGTGTTGCCAATATTGTTTTTGCTGGCGAGCTGCCTGGTGACCAAAGATATTTGTTTAGTGAAATTGGAATCTTTTCTGCTAAATCTAACCCAGCAGCTGGTGCTCAAGATAGCAGAATGATTTACACATTCTTAGAGCCTGGTTGGGAATACCACACCAGCAATAGCGCCACCTCTATTCCATTAATAACGTCGCCGCTTAATAATGCGTTAGAGGGGCAGAGCATTATTGATACTCAGCTCGATGAAAATGATAATGAAATCAAGGTATTTAGAACAAACTCAAACAACCCCGTTCTAGTTAGTGGTGTAAGATCAGAAAGATACGAGCCTCCAAGATTCTTAAGCACGTCTCTTCTTATTCCAGGAAACCTTTCAGATATTGAATCATCCGAGAGCGGTTTGTCTATCAATCCAGCCACAACATCAGATCATCTACATCTAACGGGTATTTCTACAGACTTTAATAGAAACTCCTCATCTGACCAGCTAAAGCTTGCCTTTTCTGTTTTGGACAAAGATGCAGCACAGGCCGCCAGGGTTGGCGGAGTAAGAATTATTTTAGAGTTCGCATCCAGCGATGCCTTAGACCCACAAAATTTTGCAAGATTTGAGGTAGATCTTGATCCATCTGGTGTTGATTTTGTAACTAACAGATATATAATTGTTACAAAAACATTGGGTGAGCTTATAAAAAGTACAGCCTTTACGTGGAACACAATTAATGTAATTAAAATTTATGCAATGGTATATGACAACAGCGGAAGCGGGACACCCTCCGATGACTTTTATATTGCTTTAGATGGACTAAGGTTAGAAAATGTGACATCTCAGAATCCGCTTTACGGTATGACTGGGTATACAGTTATTAGAACAGAAGATGGGCAGCCAGTAATCAAAGAGGCCAACTCGTCTAATCTAGTAGAGTTTAGATATGGTTTGGATGTGGCATAGTGCCTAGAGGTCAGCAGAAGGTAAGGGTTCCAAAATCAGACCTGCCAGAGGTATCTAGGCTTTCTGACGGCAGCTATGGATATGTTGTTAGGTATAGAATTATCTCCGAAGACCAAAACCGATTTTCTCACTGGAGCCCCATTAGAGAAATAACTATGTCAGAAGTCACAAGAGTCGAAGGTGATGTTGCAGTAAGTGGTAGCATTATTCAGGTCGTATGGGGAGATGAAGAAGATAGACCAAACTACGACGTTTTTGTAAGTTTTGACGCTGGGGAATACGTTTATCATGGAACAACTCCAACACATCAATATTCTTTGCTAGCTCCTTCCGGTGCATTGTCTGTTCGAGTGGCCGTACAAGTGGCAAGTGCGGAAAAAGAAAAGGCTGAATTCTTAGAAATATTTGAAAGTGCAGAGACAGACCTGGTATAATTGGGTCTAGGAGAAATATGTCGAAAATACCTTTGCCCGAACGTGGACAGCCATTAGACTTGTCATATGTATATCAGCTAGCGAACACAATTAATGAGCTAGCAACGCAGCTATCTCCTACTACTGGAAGATACACCAGCATCGACACGGCTTCTGCCGGAAATCAAAGTGTAAGAACTTCCGATGCTAGAATTGTTGGTGGCTATGTTACTGTAACCAACAACTCAACTACAAGTCCAGATGGCGAAGGTAGTTTTAGTTATAACTTTAGTGATTTCCAGTATGCTCCGGTGGTAACCGCAACACCGCTGCTGATCGATGAAAGCTCTACAGAGTCTGGAAAAGATATTTCTGTTGTGCTAACAAAGGTTTCGAATAACAGAGTAGAGGGAATTGTAAAGTTTAACACAATTGGTGTTGCATCTGTAGGAATTAATTTATTAATGGTTGGCATCCCCGTCTAGGAGAGAGATGGATAGAGAGGCGTATAATAGCGCTCCAGTTATTTCTGGTAGTAAGCGTGTTTGGTTTTTAAATAATTGTCTTGTTAGAAAATATCACTTTAACAAGTCGAACGGGATCATGTCGGTATTCAATATTACCAATGATCAGATTGAAAGCTGCTTGATTTCTGATTTCAAAAGAAATCGAGAGAAGGCCTACTCAGTAAAAGAAACTGCAGAGCTTGTAAATAGGCATCAGAAGCACCTCTACAGGCTTATTTCTCAGGGGCTCATTCCCCCACCAATTGGGGCCACAAAGGGCGGAGAGAGGGCCTGGAGGGTCAGGGCATACTACTCTGAGACAACGGTTAAGGAAATTCGTGATATCCTAGCTAAGCAACATATTGGTAGACCAAGAAAAGACGGCTTGATTACCAATGACTCAACTCCTACGGTACAGGAGTTGACAAGACGTATGGGGGATGGTATCCTGACTTATACGAGAACAGAAGACGGAAACTTTGTTCCAGTCTGGACAGAGTCAATTTAGAAGGGTATGAGATGGAAAACAGTAATGCTAAGGTAAGCGTTGCATTAGGCTATACGCTTAACCTGGGTAACTTTCAGTCATTGCGTATCGATCTGGGTATTGAAGACTCAGAGCGTGATGGTGAAAATATTAGTGATGCCTTCAACAGGGTGTATGCCTTTGTCGAAGAAAAGCTCACAGAAAAAGTCAAAGAAGCATCGGCAGAAGTTAGTCAATAATGGCTGAACGCAAAGACCGAATGGCTTTGCTCAGCAGATATGCAAAACTTTATACATTTAAGTATAATACAAAGCCAACGCACAACATTAACAAAGAGCAATGGGCGGCAGACTCATTGATAGAGTCTTACACGCTTCCTGTTTGCTATGACCTTTTGGAGTACTACTTTGATGTAGCTCATTCCCCCAGCTGGGGATACTTTGCTAATTATGCAGAGAAGATTTTGCAAGCTAAAGAACAGTTTGAAGAAGACCAAAAAGAGAGAGCAGAGAGACGTAAGATGGCAAAGGAGTGGCTAAATGGATAGCGCCGAGGCAAGGGTATTGTCTGCGGTACTAAAAGATAAGCAGATCCACGTATTGTTACAAGCTAATGCAGACAACTTGATGGCAACACACGGAGACATCTGGGAGTTTGTAAGAAAGTATCCAGATTTCCATTTGGTCGAAGATGTTGGTGCTACGAAACATCACCTAGAAGAGCTACAGGCAGAGTACCTGAGCACCAGCCTTAAAGAGATTATTAGAACAGCAGCCTCAGACATTCAGGATGGTCACAGCGGAGGGGCACTAGAAGAGCTGATTAACAAGACATCTGAGCTTAAAAAGAATACCTCTGTAATTAAAGACATTGACGCCACAGATCTACAGGATGCTGTAGCCTACTTCCAAAATGTGCAGAAGCAAAAAGAGCTTGGCGTTCTGGGTATTAAGACAGGGCTCCCAGGCTTTGACAACTATCTTCCATCTGGTATTATGCCAGGACAGCTCGGTGTGTTCCTTGCTTACCCAGGTATCGGCAA